CGGATCTGTTTCGTTGGCCATCACCTGGTCAATCAAAGTATGAATGTTGGCTTTTGCCTGCTCCTCCTGGTTCACCCGATTATTGCTTGAGTCCCAGTAGCTCACCTGCCTACGGCTCAACTGGATCTGCGGGCAACTACGAATGCCTATCTTGCCAAACCCCTCTATCTCCACCCATTCAAATCGTCCTGCCGCTTTTGATAATAAAGCTGCTTTAGTCAAAGTCATCGAACGCCTCTTCTCTCTTGGGAATAACTACTGGTTCGCCTGGCTGAACAATACCGCTAACAGTCTGCACGCTGGCTAACTGCTCTGCCACTGCCTGCTGGATCTGCTCACGTTCTAACGGGCTGTATCGTCGATGCAATACCACGCTGGCATCGCTGTGATAACCGATAAACCCTACGCATACCCCATCTACCATCACCGCGTATTGGCCACCGTCCACCTCCTTTTTTGAGATGATATCCAGTGGCCGATGCGGTTTAACTTCGATTTCCACTACGCTGCCTCGAGGGTAAACGCCGGTGCTGTGGCCCCACCGTCAAACTTAAACGTGAGGCTTTGCAGCATTGGTTCGCCCACTGCCGCATTAGGCCAACCCAGCCCGGTAACAAAGCCAGAACCCGTCAGCGTAGCCTGTGTAGTGTTGCCCGTTGTCTGGATCGGAAACGTAAACGTGGCCACCTGAACCAGATTAATCGTTGGAATAACGATTTCCGTATCAAAGAACAACTCAGCGTTAAAGCTGCCTGGATCTGCTGGCCCGCTGGGCACAAAGCACATCCAATCGGTATTCTCCAGCCCAGTAAAATCCACGGCCTCGCTAAGCCACTCGGGTAGCTGAACGCTACGAATACGAGCAATCGTTGTGTCAATAGATAGAGACAGCGTAACGCCGCTGCCAGTCGAACCTTTGCAAGCCATTAGACTGCCTCACACGAGTAATAGTTAACCAGAAAATCTTGCGATGATAGAAACCTCACCTGATCGGATCCAGCCTCGGCCCTATCGTTGGCGTACCTCACGCCACTATCACGGATGATATCAACCACCCTTACAGAGTTAATGTCCTGTGGATCTGCTGCGGCCAGTCCTCGCCAGATATGCCACGCTAACTCATTAGCCTCTGGCCGGGTTCTGCCGTAACTGTCTATCTGGATCCGTGCCCGGTCCATCCCTAGGGAACCGTCCAGTGCATTATTAGGTATCTCGCTGATGATGCGCAGCAACACGGCTGGAACTCCCGATGTCTGCGGAACTACGTCAGAATAGACCCGGCTTTGTACCATTGCCGTTACGTCCGATAGCGTTTGGATGTGGCCAGCAATCGCCACCCCGATGTCCACGTTCACAGTGTCGCCTTTGCTTCTACTCGGGCCTCTTCCTGCTTACCGTCCTGATCCATGATCCCATTGATAGCTAGCTTGCTGCCGTCACTCAAAACCACCCTGTCAGTTTCGGCAATGCCCTGCACCCCAAAGAACTCGCCAATCAGTACGTGGCTGGTTTCTGCGGTTACCTGCCTGCCACGCAGAACCTCGCCTGCTGATGCGGTGATCATCTCGCATGGCCATATCTGGGGCAGTAACGTCCAATCAGACGCTACGCTATACGTTGGGTTTCCAATAGCGTCAACATTGCCATTGTGCCTTTCAAACCTCACCCGATGCTGCCTCTTGCGCTGGTAGAGGCTTTTTTTGGTCATTGCCATTAAGGGTAGCTCGTTCGTTTGTAGGGCCTGATTAGATCCTCGTATTGCTGGTTAACATCCTCGCCGTAGAACCGCATGTCGAGCTGTAACAGGATGGCCGATTTTAGCTCGTCTGGCACGTTGGACGCAGCACCGTAACCAGCCACAAAGGTCACCACCACGGCACGATTAGACTTGTTCGTTGCCGGCCATCCGTTGACAGGAAATAGTGCCCGCTGTGCCTCGTCCACGTCATACTCAGCAGGGTCTAGCGTTTGGCTATCCCCGTTTTCATCCAAGTATGTAACGGTCTGCACCTCTTTAAGAGGTTTCCGATCTATCGTGACCGGCTCTTTATACCTGGGGAACTCAAAGCGGCGCTTCTCGAAAGTCTGTAGAAGCAAGCATCGTTCGGTGTCGTGCTCTACACGTACCGTGGCCGCCGCAATCATGCTGGTTAGCTTGCTGTCGTGAGTGGTATCACTTGGGCTTAGGTTTAGATGCTCTTTTGCCTGTGCCAGTGTTACGGGTAGCCCGCTCGGACCCACCGTCCTCCACAGCGTCTCCTGTGGAACCTTTGGGCTTCTTAGTAGGTTTGACATGCTTTGCTACACCCTTATCAACGAGCCCCTGGGCAGCCCCTTTATGACCAAACGCTAAACGGCTACCGGGCAGGATAGTTAGGCCAGCCCGGAATAGCCGTTGTGTCAATTCAACTTCGAACACTGATTACGCTCCGAGGTAAATTCCTACCACGCCGCCAGCCTCGCTGGCCGTACCTGGATCGTGGCAGACGGATTGTGAACGCAAGGTGCTAATAATGCCGATTTGGTCATTTGCAGCGTACAATTCGTTCAACTGACGGATCGAAACCTGACGACGGGTTCCCAGGTAGGTGGTTAGATCCAAGTCACCAACCACCGCAACCATGTCGCCAGTCGTTGCACCTTGCCCAGCCAATGCCTGGGCAAAGACAACCGGGAAGCCCATGAACATAAGCTGACCGCCAGCCTCGAGCTGCCGCATATCAGTACCACCCGCTGCGTTCAGCAATGGAACCACGCTGTTCCAGTAGGTGTAGCGGTTCATAAACCACGCTGGCGAGAGCCCGGCGTAATCCTTCAAACGCCCTGCGGCATCCTCGTAATTCGCCAGAGTCAAAGCAGACACGGTAGCACCACCCGTTACCTTTGCGCCATCTTGCAAGGCCGACTTAATGCCAGTGATACTACCGAAATCGGCAGTGCCATCACCGTTAAAGCCATTGTTATCCTCGCTATAGGCAAAGTTGCGGGCCATGTCACGGGTAATCAGGTCAGTCATCGAGATGATGCTGTCCTCGTTTAACTCCGTGGACATAATCCCAAGCTGGGCATACTTAACAGCCAACAAATTAACCTGATCAAAGGTTAGATCGCTGGCGGTAATAGCGTTACCCTCGCCCGGATAGTAAACCGTCAGACCTGCTGCCCATTTGGGGATGTCCAAGCTATCCGAAGTCATCGCTACGTTGCGACTGTACTGGCGGTAAATACCCCAGCTTTCCACAAGCTCGATGATCGTGGCCGCCATCGGATCAGGCACGGAATAGCCGCCTAGGTTATCCGTTCCCTCCTCCATAGCGTTCTTGTAGCCGCCGATGTTGTTATCTCGGCACCACTGCTTCGCATCAGAACGCTTTAGAATCGTCGCAGCCAGCCACTTACCACATGCGTACGCATCGTAATTCGATGCGAAATGCTTAGTCTTAATGGCTTTGGCTGTGGCTGGGATCAAATCGGAAGCTGACTTAGGAGCACTTTGAACATCACCTGTTTGTGCTTTAATCATTTCAGACCCAATTCGACCCGCAGAAATGCGGTCTTTTGCCTCGAGGATGTTCTTCAAAACAGGAATCTTGCTTTCCAGGTTCTTGAATTCCGCAGAAAGCTCGTTCAGTGTAGCTTGGTCAGCATCGGTGAGATCACGGTTTTCCGTTTCTGCCAATGCGCCGACCGCATCCATTTCATCGCCAACCTCGAGTAAACGAGCTTGGGCCTTCTCTAATTGTTTCTTGATTGACATCCGTCAATTCTCCACTGGGGTAACTAATAGAACAACAAAATCGCATCTTTTCAGCCTAGAGAGGCTGCCGAAGCAATCAAACGCACCAGTGGGCACGTCCTCAGTATGCGTTTCTACGGCCTCCGTGTCAACCTTTGCACTTTTAGCCGTCTAGCTTGCTGGCTGGCCTTGTACGCTGCGTAGGCTGGCCGCATTGCTACAAGGGGCTCTGCTTTGGCTGCTGCTTTGGTGGACCTGCCGCTAACCCGATCCACAAGGCCAACCTCTAGGGCCTCGGCTGCCGAAAAGTACTCACTACGGTCCATGACCTGCCGCCAGTATCCAGAACTGCGGCCAGTATGTTCAGCGTAGGTGTCGGCAATGTCAGCTGCGAACTTATCCAGAATATCGGCAGTACCTCTAAAGTCTGATGCCTCCCCTGCGGCAATCGTCCACGGATTATGAACCATAACCCTGGAATTAGCACTGGCCACGATCGTATCGGCCCCCATCATGAAAACTGACGCAATGGAGGCAGACAGCGAATCAATCTCTACCGTCACGTGCCCGGGGTAGTCCAGTATCTGATTGTAGATCGACATCCCGCTAAAGATGTCGCCTCCCTCGCTCTGTAGGCGAATCGTGATGTCATCGCCACCCATTGCGTCTAGCCCAGCAATAAATTGCTCAGCGGTAAACCCAGAGTCAGCAAACCCTACCTCACCATAAGCCCGAATAAGGCTGCGTTCTGCTATTGCTTCGAACATCCAAATACCTCGCTACGTTGTTCCCAATTGGCCACCATATCCACAACGGCAGGTTTCAGCCCATCAGCCACCACTACACCTGATAGCTCGAGTAATTGCCGCTGCGACTCCTCGCAGTGCTCCGTGGCCAGTTCCACGGGTATCCCCAAATCGCTACACGTTGCCTCGAGCTTACCGTGGAACGATTCATAAAAGGCGTCCAGTTTGGCCATGAACTCGTTAGGCTTTTCGGCAATGGCACAAACTCGTCGCATTTCGTGGTTAATCAGGCTGCGAAAATTGTACGCCAGCGCCTGCTGTGCCCGGTTCTGTAGTTCTCTATCGGGCTCTGGCTCTTTTTCCTCGGATTCTTTGGTTTCTGGCTCCTCTGGCTCAGCAGGTTGGCCAACCATCGGGTTAGAGAAGTCATCCAGCCCGGGTTCACTATTCAACCCGTGTATCTCTCGAGCCTCGTTACCACTCATGGCCCCCTGGGTGCGCATCTTGGCAGTGTAATCGGCCAGACTGTTCGGTGAACCTTTCATAAGCCCACGGGCATCGGCTTGGATGAAATGTGAATCGGCGCTGCGTTGCACCTCTGAAAGCATCTTTCGCCGTATTTCCTGTTCCCAGGTTTCCATCCACCTAGCAAGCGTATTAGTCACATAGGCACTCTGCCGTTCGGCCAGATCCTTATAGACGGCAGCTGCCTGCCCCATCAGATACTCTGTCCCCAACAGCAAGGAGATATCCTCCCGGCTAAACTTGCGGCTCTCGAGGTACTGTGCATCAGCCGCATCCATTGGTAGCGGCTTGGCTGTTATCCCCTCACGCAGTAGGCCGGTTTTGGCCGTATTGTCAATTCCTTCGTGGGCGTGTCTGAACCACGTCAAAAACTCCTCGGCTTCCTTGTAGGTGGTCAGCGTTCCACGGGGTGCCTCGAGGATTAAGTTCGGACGGCCATTGTTTCGAAACATATACGCTGCTGACTGGATCCCAGCATCATCGAGCCCAAAGACGTTGCGAGCCACTGACAGCAGTTTGTAACCCCATAGTCCATTCCAGCCTAAACCCGGAATATGCAACACGTCACGGTCTGGGAACTTATAGGTGCTCGTCCGTGGATCCCTCGGGTTATCGTAGTTTGGTACGCTGCCATCCTCGATGTAGTTGGGCTCAAAGTAGGTACAATGCCACTTCTCGCCGTCCACCATCACCGTATACGTATTGCTCGGCTGTAGGATGATTAGCTCCGTTGGCTGGCCTACAGCATTTCGGAGTATCAAAGCCCGCCCATTGCCCCACAGTAGTGCATGAGCTTGTAAGGTCTGGCGGAACGTGAATGCCGTCTGAACATCGTTCGGAGAGTCATTTAGCAGTTTGTGGGCTGGTACGTTCGGCGCAGGCTCGCTGCCACCTGGAACCCTGCGCCGCACTTCCATCGGTATCTGGCCCATATGCCCAGCAATGACATTCACCGATGACCAAACTGCGGGTAATGCCAGCGCACTTTCCACCGTCACCTTAACGCCACTGGCAGAAGTAGCCCCACCAAAGTAATCCACCAGCCACGGCTGAGGATTAGTTACCCCAGAACCGAAAAACCGCTGGCGTAGCCTGTTTAGTAATTTAGACACAATACAGCGGTCCCTTTGCTCTAGGCGTACCCAATGCGGATCGACGGAAAGCCATTAACACCGCCACGCAAGGGTCAATCTTATCTTTTGAGTCACGTTTGGTCAGCATCCAGCGATTTGACCAGTCCACTTTGGCCACCGCATTGTCAAACGCCCAGCGTAAAACCGGGTTACCATCGTGAGTGACTCGGCCATCCTTAATAGCTTGTTTTATCTCCTGGATCGGTTCGTTAAAGTGGCTAGTGTTCTGGGCCATGCTGGCCACCGTCAAACCTGCTAGCTCAAGTGCCTCGGCCATTGGCTGGGCGTTGTAAGGGTCATAGGCCACCGAATCAACGTTAGTCTGGCGGCACTGCTCGAGCAATTCTGCCTGTAGCTCGGCGAGTGGATGCGGACATTTCCGCAGTTCACCCGATTTCACAAACCCTACAAAAGGCTCGGCAGTTAGATCCCTCACAGTGTCGTCTGCTATGTAACTGCGGCAGGTAATCTCGTATCTGTAAACCGGTGCGGAGGCTGGTGAATCCTCCATTACGAACCGGGCAACCAGTGCCGATGCTGCTAAATCGTCCCTCGAACCTAAGTCAATCCCTGCACCGATGCAGTCAGCCTTCGACCAATCAGATAGCTCGCCTTTACACTCGTCCCATGCGTCCATATCGAACGCAGATTCGGTGCTTTTCACCTGCCGGTTGGCATGATAGCGAGTGAATACGTTTAGCTTTAATGCTGACTCTTTTGCCTGCTTTGCCTGATTGACTAGGTACTCCTCACGCAGGCACTCGCCCAGGTTTGGATTAGCCTTAATCCAAACCTCTGGATCTAGCGGATCGTCCTTTTCATCAATCTCAAAGCACATTGCAAAAAGGCTATCGTCCTCGAACGTGCCCTCTACAACACCTTTAGCCCACTTCCACTCGTCAGCCCAAATAAAGCTGTGATTATCTCCCGCAGTAGTCACGGTCAGAATCAACGGTTGGTCACGGAAACCGCTACCCGTTTGTAGAGTGTTGTAAGTTGCCTGATGGCTTTTCGTGAAAGCGTGAACCTCGTCAAGAACCACCAGGTGGGGGTTGAATCCGTCCTTTGCCCTGTCACTGCCAACGCTACGGATTTGGCCGTCGTTTTGCTTGAACTCAATGCGAGCCTGATTCCCTTTCTTTTCCTGGGTATTGATCATTAGCTTGGGCGAGGCATCCAGCATCCGGAGCACCTCGTTGTAAATGATCATTGCCTGCTCACGCTGGGTAGCAGCAAGCAACACCTCGCTACGTGGCTCGGGCTTTTTTGCTCGAGGATTGATATCCGTTCCGGCCATGTAGATAGCAATCCCTGCGGCCAGCGTACTCTTGCCGTTCTTACGGGCCATGCTGACAAATGCTTTTCGGAATCGACGGGTGTCATCCTCTTTCCTTTTCCAACCAAACAGATTCCAAACAATGAACTGCTGGAAGCCAGTCAGTTGGAAGGGTAGCCCGGCTGTGCCTCCCGTGCTGTGGCGCAGCATCGTTGGGAAAAAGTCACAGGCTTTGGTGGCTGCCTTGCAATCAAAGTAATACGGCCACTCCTCGCCTCGCTCTAAATCGGACAAATACCGAAGCACGGAATCACGAACCAAAGTGCCCACGACAACCTCACCGCTGGTCACGCTTTCCACGTAGCGGTCCACTTTTGCCTGGGCGGTTTCTGCTTTGATCATGCGATTTCCCCCTAGACTACGGTCGGGTTTTGCGAGCAAGTG